CTAATTGTGTTTTAAGTATATCGTTAAAGACGCCAGTAAATCTTTTTCTTAATCTAGCGACAAACTTTGTAAACTTCAGTTCATCTCTTGTAATCTCTGCGGCCCTGCCCATGTTGAACCCGTTATCTGAATCCAATCTTGACATTGGCACATTCAAAGATTGATATAATTTCTTTTGAAAGTATTCAACATCTGAAATCTCTCCAAGATTTTGACCGCCTGATAATGTAGAAACTTCTGTGCCTTTTGCACCTTCTCTACGAGGTAACCAAAAATCTTCAAGCATTGACATATGTTTTCTGTCATCTCTGATTTCGCCAGTAGCTGCATCATAGACAAGTTTGTTTCTATATCTTGCCATAACATCTCTCAGATATGCTTCTGCTTTTACTTTAGGCAAGTTGCCGACATCAACATAGAATATTCTTCTTTCAGGTGCTCTTACTATTCTGTAAATAACAACAGCATCTTCAATCATTCTTAACTGATTGGTAGGTTTAATTGCCTTGTGCAAATGCCCCATAACCATATTCTTGGTTTGGTCAATTACACCAGATGTAACATAAGTAATTGAGTCGGCAGCAATCTTCAGACCAGCATTTGAGTTTGCTGATGAGATGCCTTTTTCGTTATAGACAAACCACTCTGCGGTTGTTTCTATAATCTCAACACCCTTACCTTTGTTATCTCTCTTTTTAGCGACTTCACGAACTTTCTTTATTTTGCGTGGGTCGATATATCTAATTTCTGTTAGCCCTTTTCGTGGACTTTTCGGGTCGATAACTTTGTGAAAGTAAATTCTTCCGTCAACATACCATCTGCGAAAAATGTCGTGTCCTTTTTCGTCAAAGTTGAGCAAACGCAAAACTTCGTCAAACTCATCACGCACTTTTCCTTTAATAGCATCTGATACCGCTAGTTTATCTAGTGATACTGATACTGAAGCATCTCTTTCATCCGAAACAATAGTTTCATTGATAATATCTTCGATTGCCATATCACACTCTGGGTGTTGTGCAATCTCACGATATCTTTTGATTAAATCAATGTCATTCTTGGCAGTAACTTCCATATCCAAGTATTGGCCAAAGTAACCGCCAGCGGATATAGTTGTTGTACCGTCATCAGGGGAGGCGACAGTAAACGCTTGTTTCGCTTCTGCCGGCTTCCCTAAATCGTTATTGTTACGAGTTATTTGGAATCCAAGTAAATTCGCCATATTATATTGTCCTTATAACTTGTTAAAAATTATGTAGTTGTATCTGTTTCAAAGTATTGATAGTCAAGAGTAACACCAAAATCTTCGATAGCATCATTTGTGCCGTACGAAAGTGCGATACCATCTAATGAAGTTGGGAAACAACCTCTTAGTTGATACTGCTTGATTGAGTTGCCATCTCTGTCTAAGTGGTCAATAAACCCATCAACTTGATAGTCGTTAGGGTCTGTAAGACCTTCATTATCAGTAATGTTATTGATACCATTCATCCATCTTTCAAATGCACGATAGATTTTAAAATCTGTATCGTTCAAGATAGTCATGTTCCAAGAACCAAATGTTCTGCTATCGCCAGCAAGTTTCAATTGACGACCTCTAAAGTTCACAGTTACCATAGGAATATCTTGTCCTGGGATACCTGTTGCAGTACATAAGAATGATAAGTCAGATGTTTCACCACCAGTAGAAGAATAACCAGGGAAAGGTAAAGTTACCTTAAACTGATTGGCTCTTGCACCGCCACCTTTTAGTCGAGATTTGAATTCATTAATGTTTGCCATTTTCTATTCTCCTCTAAAATTAAGCGCCTGCAACTTCAGTAAAGGCTACGCCTGAACGAGTTGCGACAAAGTTAAGTGAAATGAAGTTAATAGAACGATTAGGTTTGATAAAGATATCTGCCCTAAATTCGTTTCTATCAATTACATCGCTCGTGTTATTTGTGTCATCACATACTACACTAAAGTCAGTAAGACCTTGACGACCTTGAACATCTCTCAAGAATGGTTCTACTAAGTTTCTAAAGTTCGCCCTAGAGAATTCATCATTGAATTCAAATAGTTGGAATTTAGCAGCCGTAGAAACAGCTTTCTCAAGAACAATGAACAATCTACGAACATTGATTCTATCAAACGCACTTGGTTTTGCCTGAGCAGTTTTATCGCCAAACAACACAGTACCTTGTCCTGAGAAAGCAACAACTGGATTTACTCTTGATTTGTAGAGTTCATCTCTTTGTGTTTGATTAGGATTAAAGGCAAGTTTTACTGCGCCTCTAATTTGTCCACGATTGAAACCGCCTGGTGAATACCATGCATCTGCAACACTATCTGTTCTTGCACAAAGACCAGCAGTATCTCCGTTAAGAGGTACATATCTGTAAACATCATTGTACTTGTCATACATGTATTTGTAACCACTATCGATTACTGCATAAGATGATGAAGGTAACCCGTCAGCAAATCCTACTACATTTTGAGTTTGTGTAACTGCGTTAGCAACATCTACAACATCTGCTCTCGCAGGTGAAACAAATGCAACACAATCTTTTCTTGCAGTTGCAATATCCATAACAGCAGTTGCTTTTGTGTCGCCAGTAGCGTCAGCACCTGTCTGTGAAGGTCCGCACATTAGTAAAGATATATCAACTGATTCTGTATCAGAAAATTTCTCATATGCAGTTGCAATCTCAGCGTTAGTAGCAGCAAAGTCATCTGTACCACTCGCAAGTGAATAAGATTTCACAACAAATGCATCTCCAGCAGCGTTATCAAAAGTTGTGCCTGTCTTAGCACTACCACCGTTTGCAAGTGTAGTTTCATGGTCCATAACATACACATACTTTGATTGTGCATAAATTACATCAGCATAATAGTTACTTGAGCCAGTAGATGTTTTAGCATCTGAAGCCTGTGAAACGCCTTCAAATGTTTCTAAGATTGTTCCAGCAGTTCCTGTGATACCACCATCTTCGTCTAAAACGACAATATGCATTTCATCTAGTGAACCGCCAGCAGCTAATACATCATCAGATGTTGTTGGTGGACTAGAAAATTGAAAATAATATTCCCAATGTCTTAGTATTTTAGCGTTGTCAACAACAGCGTGTCTAAGACCGCCTGTTTCTGTTTTACCAGTTTGAGTATTGAATCTTGCGATTGTTAATACATGAGTTGATATTGCAGTTATTTTATAGTAATGTCCTGAAGGCGCACCGTCAGTTGAAGGTACAGCAGCTGCATCTCCAAACTCTAGTATGTCGCCAACTTGCATTAAACTACCATCGTCAACAGTAATTGATGTGTCGCCGATAGCCGCAGAAGCGTCTGCAACTAGATTACCACTCATTGAGTGTGGTCCGAACGCAGTAGAGTTAGCACATACAGAAACTTTTAAATTGTTTCCTAATGTACCTGCCTCACGAGCAGCGTAAGCACCGACACTACCAGCGAAACTAGCAGCATGACTGTAGTTATCTAGGTAATCATTTGTATTTTTTATAAGTACTCCAGCCGATGTTCCAGCATTTAACATGCCAGTAATCGGTCGTACTACTTTCAGATTATTTCCGTATCCTAAAAAGTTAGCAGCAGTGAACCATTCTTCAAAGTTATCAGCAGTTGGTTTCCCAAAGTTATCTACTAATTCTTTCTCAGATGAAATTGTTGTAATCTCATCAACCGGTCCCTTTTCCGCAGTTATCACAATTCCGCCACTCGTTGTACTTACGGCAGGAATAACATTAGTTAAATCCTTCTCAGTTACGGAGACACCTGGTGATACTTGAAAAGCCATATTTAGTTCTCCTTTATTAAAGTTTATGTTTCAACCCTTTCACAATATTTATAACTATAGGGATTCTTAGTTTTCGCCTCGATGATAAGATACGGGATTCCAGAGTACTCCAGAGTCATCAAAGAACGAGTTATTGCGACCTTCTGGGTCATCAAGTCCATTATCAATGAACCCAAACGGTGCCATATCGGCCTCGATAGCATTCTGTTGTTCAGTAAACATTTGTCCACGCACATCAACATCTGTTAATTCTTTAAAGTATGCCTGATTGGCTAACCAACCAAATATCACGCAACACATTACTAAGTCATCTGTTGAACCGGCATCTGCCTCCCACGACTTGCCTTTTGATATAAATGTCGATAACTCAGCAATAATATCAAAGTCAGTAATAATTAACTTATCACCCTCAATCAAACTCTTTAGATTAGAAGTACCAATTCTCTTAGTACCTTTTGTCATTCTTAGACCTAGTTGGTTTCCCCGACCACTAAACCCTCCACCTAATACTTGACCTGAACGGCCTCTTTGTGTACACATCATTACATTATCGTACTCAATCTCAAATTGTAGATTGTCTGCGACTTGTTGTCCTAAGTCGTTAATCTCAATCAAAACAAATGCACTATTGTAATGTTTCGCAACTCTTTCTATAATACTTGGAAAGAGTAACGGCTTAATTTCGTTATCTCTATATTTTGCGACTACTTTATATGGCGCCTTTGTGCAATCAAACACAACAAACGCTGAGTAGTCATTTGATAGTCCTCGTGATACATCAACACACATTGTATAGATATGGTCTTTTTCAGGCATATCGTACACATCTAAACCCCCACTTCGTTTAGGTTCTTGTACTGCCATTGTTTTAATTTTACTTGCAGTAATAAGTGTGTCAACACTACCTAAGAATTCACACTCAAACTCTGTTTGAAATTGACCCTCTGAAGTGTTTCTTATTGTTTCTTCTTTCCACTTTTCATCTCGACCAGGAACTTCAGACCAATGCACTTCCACAGGCACATAGTCATTTCGTTTGTTCTCGGCATCAACCCACATCTTATAGAACATATTCATTCCGTGAGGTGTAGATACAATCATCACTTTAGATGACTTACCAGATGATACTGTAGGATATACAGAACTAAAGAATTCTTCTGCAATGTTATTAGGAACATAAGCGAACTCGTCTAAGAATATGATGTTAAAGGTACTACCACGAACAGCACTAGAAGATGTACTCGCCGCTACGATTTTACTTCCGTTTTCTAATTCAATAGAACCTTTATTCCAGTTGAGAACGCCCTGTTGCATCCATTTGGGTAGATGCTCGTAAGCCAGTTGCAGTCGCCCTAGCAAATCTCTTGCAGTAGAAGATTTGTTGGCCAATATGGCAACATTTACATTATCATTAAATAACACATAATGTAAGAGGTATGAAACTATGATAGTTGATTTTCCACTCTGTCTTGGTAACTTGCAAATCGTAAAACGATTCTCGTGAAATGTATCAACCATTTTTTCTTGAAAATTGTACATATCAAAAGGCACAAGGCCTTTATCAATTGTTACAATCTTTAGATATTTTTTAATAAAGTATTTTGGGTCATCTAAACAAGCGATAACTTCTTCAACTTGTTTTTTTGTAAACCTTGATTTTGTGTTGCCTTTTTTTAGATTGGGGTTGCCTAAATATTGGTCTTTTGGGTTAGTTGCCATCACTCTCTCGATTCATAAATATAAATAATTTCTCACCTAGTAAATTGCCCACATGATAGTCAGACATATAATGAAACCCTGCCTTTACTCTTCCTAGACCACATTCATTGCCTGCTCTTAATATTTCTTCTGCATGTACAGGATTTCTATCTGCCATATATCGTGCAACTAATCTTGATTGACATGCGTGTCCGCTAGGATAAGACCTTGATTTGTTTGTTTCGCTCGGCAAAGTATTAATAGAAGAATCAACTTCAGCTGGCCTATCACGATTAAAACTTCCTTTGAAGTAACCAATAATATTAGTTGCCTGTTTGATTAATTCTCTCATCTCTTTACGGTCAAACTCTACACCCTTTGACTTACAATACTTCTCAACTGCATAGAAAGGTTCATGGTCATGATTTCTAATAGATTGAACATCTTCTGCCGTTCTTGTTGTTACAGCATTTACCACCTCACCAATCTCAGATGAGTTTTCTGGATGAGGTGGTAGTGTAATACTTTCTTCTAAACCTGGTCTAAAATATTGCATTTACTTTTTGAACTCCGCAGCTTCTTCAGAACCGCCTGTTGCAGTTCCTTTAGTATATGAATGAGCACCCATACCAGCAAGGTCTCCGTCTTTAACAATTAGATACTCATCTCTGATATCAAAACCAGCAAAGTAACATTCTAGTATTTCTCTAACACCGTCTGCATATCTTGTCTGTGCTGATAGTGAAGTTCCAGAAGTGTGTGGTGTCATTCCGTGATGAGGCATACTTCTCCAAACATGGTCGTTAGGGGCAGGTTGTGGGAACCAGACATCGCCAGCATATCCACTTAGTTGACCCGACTCACATGCACGAGCAATAGCATCTTTATCACAGATTTTACCTCTTGCAGTATTAATAATATATGCACCTTTCTTACACTTCGCAATCATCTCATCATCAAACAAGTGTTCTGTTTCGGGGTGTAGTGGGCAACTAATATTAATAACATCACAAGCTGCAACCAAAGATTCTACTGAATCGTGATAGATTAAACCTAATTCTCTTTCTACTTCATTGCCTAGTCTGTGTTTATCAAAATAGTGAAGATGAACATCAAATGGTTTCATCTTTCTTAACATATCAATACCGATACGACCAGCAGCAATTGTGCCGACATGCATACCTTCAACATCATATGACCTTGAAACTGCATCAGCAATATGCCAACCACCTTCATTTACAATGTTATGTTGAGTAGTAAAATCTCTTACTAAGACTAAAATCTGCATAACAATATGTTCTGCAACAGACCTTGAATTACAATAAGTTACTTCAACAACATCAATGTTATGGTCCATTGCAGCCTGTAAATCAACATGGTCTGAACCGATACCAGCAGTAATCGCCATCTTTAAAAGAGGCGCACTTTCCATTTTTTCTCTTGTTACATAGTAAGGAAAGAATGGTTGAGAGATAACAATATCTGAATCAACTAACTCTTTATCAGCAGTACATCCTTCGCCGTCTTTGTCAGATGTAACAACTAACGAATGACCTCTTTCTTCTAAAAACTTTCTAAGTCCTAGTTCACCAGATACACAACCTAGTAATTCGCCAGGTGTAAAATCTCTGCCTTGAGGACTAGGTAATGTCATGCCGTCAGGATATTTGTCTATTTTAGGCAAATCACTTAGAGGATAACTCTCTGGCATTCCGCCTTTAGGGTCATCATATAATACGCATAATACTTTCATTATTTCTTCTCCTTTAATAGTTTTGTTAATTCTGTTGTTGAGCCCACGAATAAAGCATTTGTAACACTC